TAGCCGAATGCCCGCACTCGTTGATGCAAAATCAATGCGAGGATTTGCGGAACTAAAAACAATGTCATTTTGCAGTTTACTCTTACCGGCAACAATGAGCTTGTATATGTTGTCAGGAGTAGCTCCAATACCGACCGATCCAGCGAAGTAATTTTTGGCAGCAGAATCCTCTTGATACAAGCCCCAGAGATTAGTAATAGTCGTGTTAGAATTCGTCAGGCTATCAATGTAAACTCCGTATGAGTTTGTGATCGTTGATCCGCTTGCAGAGACGTAAGCACCGTGACGAGCCATAACTGCATACTGGTAGGTGAGCGTTCCTTGAAAATCGGAATCGCTGACAAACGTTGACGCATCAACTGCAATTCGATACCCAGAGTCTGTAACTCCACTGGCGATGTTATAGCCTCCACCGGCATATGCAAAAATTGCCTTCTCGTGATTAGTGTCATTCGACGAAACATCGTGATCGACGATGTCAACTTTCAGGTTTGCGTTGCCATCAATTGCGCCTGTTAACGAAACTCTACCAGCTAAATGAACGAATCTGGAATCACTGGTAATAACGCCAGAGGAGTTGCTGACCAGAAAACGATTTGCACCTAAATTGGTTGTCCAGATCCCAGAGTTCGCAGTGCGTTTTTTCAGCAAGCCTGAAGATTCAACTATCAGCGAATTGTCTGCTGTGCTGGTTGGGAGATTACCAACCGTAACTTGACCACTATCATCGAGCTTAAGCGCCAATGTTGAGTCTCCCATAAAATGGAGAGTTTGGTCATTATAATTTGCGTGTATTGACCAGATGTTATCGGTCGATGGATTGGTGTTGGTAAGCCTAATTTTCGTCTTCAGGTTCGTTGATCCCTGAATGTCTAAAGCTGTATCTGGAGTGACTCCAATGCCAACTAACCCCGACATCTCAATGCTACCACCAGCAGCAGTGGACATATGTATTTGTGAACCATTTGAAATCAGTCGTAAATCTGCCCAGGATCCTGTTGTTCGGTTGTAAGCCAATACGTAACCGTCTCCTGAGCTAATTCCGATATCTACGCCTAGACCAGTACCAGTGTTACTGTTTCCAGCCCATCCAGTGAAATGACCAAAAGTCGCTTGCAACGTTCCGTTAACGGTTGCTGTTGCTAGACTGATGGGGGATGTGTTTACACCTAGTTTCCCAACCACTTTCACATCACCGTCATTCTCTATTTCCAAACGGGATGTGTTATTGGTCTTGAGGATCAGCTTGTGATTGGTGTTGGTTCCCACATACCCAATGGTCGAATCCGCTTGCAGCAATGTTTCAACAGTTCCGTTGTCTGCTGCTATACGAGCATTCATTCGTTGGACATGAATATCGTAAGTTGGAGATCCTCCAATGCCTAATTTGTTAGCGAGGGTCACATCCCCAGCTGATTCAAATGTAGCGGTGGTTGTGTTGTTTGGACGAATCGAGATGAATCCCGATGATTGCAGTCGAAGTTCCCCGTTGTTTCCGGTGAAATAATGATTGTCGTTACTCGTTCCATCGGTCATTCGGATTATCGGAGTATCAGCTGTAATATGTAACTGAGATCCTGCTGCTGCTGCTGCGCCTATGCCCAATGTGCTTACCTGTATACTGTCTGCAAGCTGAGTCGATGTGACTGTATTGTTCGCAAGTTTCGCTCCAGTGATGGCACCGTCTGCGATTGTGAGTTGATCGGAAACAATGCTGATCGGTGCTGCTACATTTGCGTTCAGCGTATCTCCACTTTTGACGAGTCCATCACCGGCATTCAGTTGTCCGGCCCCAGAAAATTGAGCCCAGGTGTATGATGAAGAATCGGTAAATGTCCAACCAGTGTTGTTGTTAACTGTTCCACCTTCGACGAAAACATATGCGCCTTCAGTAAGAGAACCTGCATCTGAATCTGAAGCAAGACTCCAACTCCCACTTGCAACAATGTAGATTCCGTTTTGAGAAGCAGTAGATTGATCCTTAACCAAAACACGATTACCTGCGGAAAGACTTACTCCATCCACCGTCTGTGTTCCGCTCAAGGTAAGGTTAGCAGTCGATGCTGCTGCAACGCTTCCTTTGATGTCTAAGCCTTGAACGAGATCGTCCACATACGCTTTTGTGGTAGCATCTCCAGTTGCCACTGGTGTGCCAACCTTCAGAACTCCCGAAGTGCCGTAGACAGGGATTTTAGAGGCTACAGCAGTGGTGGATGAATCGTATCCATCCAGCAAGTCGGCATTCAGATTATCAACTCTAGCATTGTGACCACTTCCAACGGTGAACGGGACATTTCCGCTTGATGGATCAAAATTTGGTCTACCTGTCAGCGCACCTGCATAATTGCTTTCGATTAATGAAAACCAATTAGATCCATCGTGAAAATACAGATTGTTCCCTGATGCTGCTAATTGTCCCAGAACACCAGCGTGACTTGAAATGTTTGAAACACTGTGAACTTTCGGAGTAACCAGATGCGCACTTGTCTGATACTCATGATCTGTAAATATTTTTTTGCCTGCCATAGCGGTAAATTATTGGACTATTACTCGCAACCTCTGACCTGAATCTGAAAGGTCAACTGTTGCTGTATTTTCTGTAACTGAAATTTGTGTTTCGATCTCAACTTGAGAATCGTGTTCTAGGACCAGCACATCCGGTTTGTATCCTAGGTTGTGATCGAAGGTGTAAGATTTTATTACTCCAGGGCTCGACGGTGTGACGAATTCTAAATGGCCTTTAGTTGTGACCTGCGAGATTTGATTGACACTGTATGTCTGGTTATTGTTTGCACTGTCAGTAATGACCACCGCAGATGTTTCGACGGGCGAAGGCGTGACTTGTTTTATCGGAATCGTAACCGTTTCCTCAATGACTCCAATGGGATCGGTCTTAACAACAAGTTCGGGTTCGGGGATAGCTGGGATTTGAATGGGAACACCGTCATCAGTCCCTACTAAAATTTTACCAGGCTCAATGTCGATGCCCTTTATCGCACCTTCGCAACAATCTTTTTCTGGAGTTAAATCTAAATGCTTTGGCTGAAATCGCCCCTTGTCATCGGCAACAAGAATTTGACCAGGTTCTGCTACTTCAAGCTTTGAACCTTTAATCCCAGCGTTTTTTGATACCTTTGAATCGGTAATCGCACCACTGGCAATCTGGCGATTTTCAACAGGCATTAGCTATAGAAATGCAGGTTGATCATGTTTGGGTTATAAAGAATGTTTGCTGGCGCTTGATCTGGAGCACCCTCATAATTCTTTGCGTAAATAAAACCAACGTCTACGTATGGCAAAGTTTGTTCACCGACAGTCTCTGTAGCTACTGCTCCCATTACTGCTGCAATTAGAAAATGACTATTTTTATCACCGTCATCTATTCCATAACCCATAACCTGAATAATATTTCCGGCTGAATAAAAATCCTCTGGGAAATATACTCTGACCCTACCTTTAGTGCCGTTAAACTTTAAGCTATTGGTGTTGTAATTTATTAACGTAGTAAAAGCAGTTGTGCTTGCTTCACTGTCATCTACTAAGCTTGTCGTGTATGCGCTAACATATGCATCAGCTTGTTGCCCAATTGAACCAAAAGCTAATTGCCCTTTAGTTCCAGTAGATTTTAAATATTGGTTGTTTCCGGTAGGCTGCAGAACTTTCGGTGTGCCGAAATAATTTGTGCCGTTAATTTGTGATTCAGTAGAAGATGGATCAAATACAATAAGTCCTCCGGTGACCGCAGATGAACTTGTGCTTGCTACACCGTCTCTACCACCAATGCCTCCACCAGGCTGAATATCTTTAATCGAAACTTTTCTGGTCAAGGCAGAGTCCTGCAACATTGCAGCAGAGATTGAGTCTTCGGCTATCGCAAGATTGAGTTTATTGCTACCTGATGTTGTCGCTTCGATGGCACCTGTTATATACCTTGCTCCCAGCGAAGTCTTGTCATTTACAAGTAAGCTGATCTGGTCTTCAGTTCCTTCATGAGCCAAAGTTGATATGCCTTGACCGTTGCCACTGGCATCACCACTTAAAATAAAATTAGCGCCACCGATGCTGCCTATATGCTGTTCTTTGACTGCATTGTCCTGCAACTCCGAAGATCCCACAGTGTTTGCACCGATGTCGCTTGCGTCGATGCTACCTGTGATCGAAACTGTTGGTGTGCCTAGTAAATTTAGGTTTGCTGCATTGAGAAGGGTGGAACTGGATACGGTGATCCCTGGTGTTACTGTTGCATTAAGTCCCATAATTTATTCTGTTTCTGTGTTAGTTAATCTGGTCCTGACAGTGCCAGTGACGTTTAGTCCTCTGATGTCAACTGCTCCAGATGTTGTTTTAAATTCCAGTTGCAAATAACTGCCTTCAAGGTTGAATCGATCACGATCCGCTTTGCTTTGTTTCAGGTCTACCTTGATTCCGCTCTGCGGTTTTATTAAGTCCCCAGCAGTGATCGAATAGTCTTCTCTTCCAGATTCCAGAAAGTCATCGTTTGCGTTTGTGATGTTGTAATCTGCTTTACTGACTGCATCGTATTGATTGCGATTCAAAGATTCGTTGGAGACTTCCACAGATTCGTTTTGGCCGTCTGCGTGTGCGGTAATCGTATAAGCACCAGAGTAAGTTTCGACGAATGCTGCGAGAGATCGAAAACGTTTTAATTCAGTAAGACCACATGTGAGTCCTCTGGTTTTTAACCTGCTTTCGATCGTGACATTTTCAGTCTTGTTGCCTGATGAGATTTTCTGATCTTCAAAACCACCAAACTGTTCATCATCGTAAAGAAGGATCTGTCCATCAGTATTGCCTGTGGTCGCAACCACAAACAATCGCTTTGCTCCCTTGTAGGTCATCATGAAAAAGTCTTTGACTGACAGACCTGTCATATAGTCAATTCCTGCCCAACTTTTTGTTAGGAAGTCGTAAACGATGATGGCATTGTTTCCTGATGCGGTTTCATTAATACCTCGCAGTGGGATTGCCAGATAATAGCGATTGTTACTGTATGCACCAACAGCATCTCCAGCTTTCGTCCAGTCAATGCGATCAATGATGGGTTGGATCGGTTGCGATAAAGGAACATCGACCGATTGCGTTTCTCCTGCGACCGATTGCCGAATCGATACCACACCTCTCTGATCCGATAAAAAGATTACATCTGATCCTGCACTGACAATTGAACGTTCAGCAGCACAACCATATTGATCGGTGAGTTGATCAAGTTGAGCATCTATCAAATCCCCGTAAACATTTCTTACTGCGTAGATGCTGCCTTCCTTGAAAACCAGCAGAGTGTTTGGATCAAATTTAAATACTGCAACTAACTTATCAGATGATCCTGTGTTCACTCGAAATGCGGATCTGACAGGTTGGTATCGTGTGTAGTTCAGATAATCACTGACTGCTACTTCATCTCTCCCAAAGGGAATGACCAATCGGTTTCCGAAAAACAATCCGGTGCTTGCGTTCGGTATTTGCTCTGTGCCGTCATCAGGATTTTCATCTGCCTCTGGCGTTTCGGATTGTGCAATTGAATTGAATCCGTTTGTCAGATTTTCGGTCAGAACCAGGGGCGCATGCAAATCGCCTCTGAACATTATCAGGTTGTTGAAGCACTGAACAAATCGAACCTTGCTGTCATCGGTTATTGTTGGGTATGACGAGTGACCATAGAGGACATTATTTACCTTCACCTCTTCGCTTGCTGAATCCGGTGAGGTAACAAAGATTCCTTGCGATGTAGCAATGACAAGATGCTCAACTCCGTTTGGAGTTTCAAAGTTTGAAGCACCATAAATAGTTCCAGGATACTTGAGGTAAAGAGTTCCTTTTTCGTCCCATTTACTGTTCAGCGTGACCAGATTGGTGTTGGAATCATATGCCGTTATCGGATATCCATTAAGAGTTTGCTGGTTCGCTTCAAAGTAAGGACCGGCAGGTTCGGCATTAGAAGCGTTGGTCTTCAAATTGCTACTCATCGGACCAACAGTAGATGTCGGAGTAATTCCAACAGCAGTATCGCTGGTTAAAGCTAACTGCCTGTATCCATCGCTAATTTGAAATCCAGAAAAGCGAACAAGATCTCCATCCTCATATGTTTTTGTGTGGTCCCAATACGCAGCTTGCTTGTTAGCCCAGCACATCACAACTGCACCTTTGCGAGGCATAGCTATGCCTTTCACAAACCTGCGGTTTTCAGCTTCGGAAACAAAACCAGGCCGAAGAAGTGCTGGATCTGCACTCGCATCGACTCCTGTAAAAAACTGCTCTTGATCGGCTACATTCATTTTCGTTCCAACTCATATTCAAGTCTGGCTATCTCCTTGAGTGCTGCCCTCGTCCACTCCGGTGACATCTGTGCTGCGTTGGGAAAGTCCGGCCTTGCCATCATCGCTTTTGCTCCCTGCATCGTCTTCGTTCGGCACCCCTGACCGGTGAGCATTAACAGCAGAATCAATGTCAGATAACTTTGTTTCATAGACCTCTCTCGCACGTTCTTCTCTGTAAAAGTCAAAAGCCTTCCCTACCACTTTTGCGAGCGCAGGAAAGGCTTTTAGAAAAGTGACTATTAATTGGATCACTCAGATTCAGACTTCACACCGTGACGCACAAACATTGCCAGCAGTGCTGTGATTCCGATCTGAATTGCTTCAGCTAATTCAAGACCACCTTGCATGAATGCACCTGCTGCCCCTAGGATTGCGCCAATTCCCGTTATATATGTTTTTTTGCCCTTCATCATTTTTTAAATAGGTCTAAAGTCTTTTTGCTGATGTAAATTAAGCTTACCGCAGATATGCCGATTTTGAGGATCAAATCAATTTGAACTGCCCAATTTCCAATCCCTGCGATCCCTGCGAGAAAAACTTTAATGTCATCAACCCTCTCCATTTTCCAACGTCCCATCAGTGCCTTCAGCACCTTCTTCACCGATCAATTCTTTCAGCTTTTGAAGTGCTGCGGTGACAGTTTCATGATCTTTGCGAGACAGTGCTGCCTGTCCGCTAACGTTGACGATTATGTTGAAGGCTTGAGCGTGTGTTAATTCCATATGATTTGTTTTTTATTTATTATTGTGTTTATTCGAATTCTACATACCGAATGCTTGCGCTTGCCTTGCATTCGCCTACGTAGTTTTCAATGGTAAGCGTTCCCTTCGCTGCAATTTGTTCATCAAATATGCTGCTTGTTGCTGCTGTCCCACTGAAATTCACATACAGTATTGTTGCTCCTACGTTTGTTATTTTGAGCTTTTTACGATCACCATTTGCAGAAAGTGCCTGTGCCGTTGTAACTGTAGTTTTGTTGGATGGGGTTTCTTTAACGATCATGTCAGTATGTTTTGAAAATTGGTTTGAAAGCGTCTCCGCTTTGGTTTTTTACTTTGCGTATTTCGCTTTCGAGCATGCGATCACGATCACGCATCTGAATTCCTGCAAGCTCGATTTTTTCATCGGTTAAAAGAATATCTGCTGCAATAGCGTGTTCAAGGTAAGGGCCAAAAATGTAAGGAATGTTTATCTTGCTCCAGGCAATGTTCGTTGTAGATGGAGCACTATCTACATTGGCATCTACTGCCTCCCAGAAGTCTGATCCTTGCTGCCCAGAAGATGTGTAATACACCTGATCGCCTTTGACGTAATTCACACTTGATGAATATTTCTCTGCCTTGATCAACGGTGCTCTTTTGCGAAATTCAATCCAGTAGGATTTCTCCCTAGGATAGCAGACAACAATTTGATCATCTTTCTGTGAAAATTCTTCGGTATCAAAGTTCAGGTTTTGACGAGGGTCTTTATTGGTCACTCTGTACACCTGCCCTATCTCTGTCTCGTTTGTCTGCGTAAACGAAATGTAAGGGATGTATGTTTCCTGCTCAACCCAATCGGAACTTGATCCAGGAACTCCCGTTGTTGTGTTTGCAGTGTTTCGGTAAATTTTTTCTGTCCCTGTGTGATAGACCTCCGCATTCAAAGTGTATGTGCCAGCAACCCAGATCGAGCGAAAGTATCTTTCCTCAATTGACATCACTGAAGGCCAAAACTCTTTCTCCCAGATATCCCTGAGATTGCGATTTAGACTTCCAATAAATAAAGGAAGTTCATCATTGCTGAGTTTTGTGAACAAACGTCCAGTTAACTCAACTGCACCTTGCAAAACTTTTGACGCAGATACAGTTCTCATCCCGAATATCCGACTTGCGTTTTGGTGCCTTTGCTGTTCACACGAACTTCAGGGTGACGTTTCATGACCCACTCTAGATATTCTCTGTCACGAACAGATTCGTTCTTCGTGATCATGTTTCCTAGGTAACCACCTAGGTCAATGCTTGCGACATGTCTGCCCAGACCGTCAACCGATTTGCGTTCAACCTGGTTTTCTTTAGCAACCCGTTTCTGGTTTTTTTCTGCCCTCCACATTTCCATTTTATGACCAGTCTGAATTTCCTTCATAATGGAATTTCTCAGGTCCGCAGGGAGGTTCTCCCATTCAGTCAATAAGTTGCTCATGTCGCGTTAAAATAAAAGGGAGGGGAACTAATCCCCCTCCCAACCTTGTCGGGTTTATGTGAGATGTTTGAATGCGCCAAATCCCAAAGGATTCTTTACGCTAAGACCTGCAATTGCCGAAATCTCGTAACGCTCACCAGCACCCAGATTTGGTAGAGGGGTAACTGATGGCAATTCGTGAAATCTCATTTCAAGGAAGTCCATATCAAGAATGTATCCGTAGCCTTTACCAGAGGTATCACTCCAGCCTGTAGCCCTTGTTCCGGTAGTGCCAGAGGACCAATCGGATTTAGCATTCCACAATGTAGGAACAAGCGTCAAAGTTCCGAAATCTCCTTCAAACACATCAACGGTCGAGATGATCGAGCGATCACTTGCTTCCTGATTGAATGTGCGGATTCTCGTTGCTGCTTTATTGTCAGTTCCTTCGGTTGCGATTTGCGTGAAGTTTCGGAACTGCTTCTTGAGACCAACACCGCAGAGCAGTGTCAGTTCTTTAGCAACACCAGTTTGCTCATAGATGCTCTGGAGAACGTCCTGAACTTTAGCTTCAGTTAAAGAACCTACTGCACCAGATGAACTGATAGATGAAGTTGGAGTTCTAAAACCACTAGGAATGCTTGTATTCCCGTTGCTTATGTATGATCCCAAACTGCGTGTGGTGTAAGGACCAGTGCTGTTGTTTCCGTTGTAGAAAGTTCCGCTTGTAGCTGGGATAGTGTCAGCGCACATGCGAACTTCCATATCGCGCTTGATCGCTTCCAACTGCTTACGAATTGAAGTTGCGCGAATATCGGGAGCACCTGCCAGATTACTTGCGGATTCTGCAAGCTTACCTACCAGAGATGCGCGACGAAACCACTGCACATTATTCTGAATGATGCTGTAATCGCCTAGTGCGTTTTCAAAATCTCCATCTGCGTTCAGTTCTGCTGCTGCAAATGTATCATCAGTTGCGTTATGCTTTGGTGAAAGTGCCTTGTCCACAGGAAATTCGTAAGTGGTATTGATGACTCCCTCTGCCTTCGGAATCATGCTAACTAGCGGAGTATTTTTGGCATCTATACTAAAGACGGCACTTGCAAGGTCCCTTTGAGAACCTCCAGATCCGCTTGAAAAAGGACCGAAGGGTGTTGAGTTATCTGAATTAAATAAACCTGCCATATGTTTTAAATTTCTATTTTATGAACGAGTCAAACCTGCCAACAAAAGACTTTCTAAATCTTTTGCACTACCCGTTTTCTGAACTCGTTTTGATGCTGCTGAAATTGATTCCAATGCTTCAGGCTTAGATGCAGGTGCTGCGTTATTACGAACAGGTGTCCTAGGTGCTTTGGGCTTGCGCCCCTGAGATACTAACTCTTGAGCAGTTGTCTCAGCCATTAGACCTGTCACGTAACGTGCGATCTCCAGCTTGCCTGATGGCACATTAGCCAATGCAGGTGAAGCTTTCATCACCGCTTGAAAATACTCCATCTGCTCTGAACCTTTGTCCTTGAGCCAGGGATATTTTTGCTCTGCAACTTTGTTGAATTGAACTCTGTGTTGGAGTTCATTTCGACGTTTCGGGATTTCAAACGAAAGGTTGTCTCGACTGTCATCAATTATTTCATCAAGAAAATCTCGTACAAGTGTTTCATCACTTGCCTCATCGAGATCTTTACCTGCCTGTTTGATGTTTTCGACAACTGCATCAAGGTCTCCCTGTGCAAGCAATCGCTTCTGGTCTCTCGCAAATTTGATCTTTTGCTTTTCTAAGTTTTCCAACTCAACCAAATCATTTTCAGATTGAGCGGTAACCCTTGAAGCTTCGGGCGCAGGAGTTGTTTTTAATTTCTCCTTTAGACCTTCGATCTCTGTGAGAGCTTCATCCCGTTCTGACTCCGCAGTTCGGAGTTGCCGTGTGAATCGTTTGATCCGCTTCTGATACCATTCTGGATCAGACGAAAGTTCATCGGATTCATCATCTTCAATTTCATTATCTTCACGATCCTCCACTGATTCTTCCACTGACTCGTCTGTTAACGCTTCAGTCTCAGTTTCGGCAACCTCACCTTGAGGCTGTTCTTCGGGTTTGATAATTGCGCCAATCAAATCAGTTAATTGACTATCCAGATTTTTTAGCGGTTCCGTAACCGGTTCAGTTTCACTCATGCGTTTTCAAAATGCCTAGCAAGTTCGGCTCATCGCGTTATGCGAAGTGCCTGAATATTGAGAGAACCAGGGTGAGGTTGAAACAACAGGTGAGCGAAGTTTTTCTTATTTATGCAATTCCTGTAATTTGCACAAAAAAACCCCTTCAATGCGAAGGGGTGCTTGTCAGGACCTGTAAGTGTTTATCCGTTCAGCAAACGAATATATTGCTGCTGCCCATCCGCAATCATATGCACGTTCACTGTCTGGTTTACCTGCGGTAATTGCGGTTGCCAGTCCATCCTGAACGCATTGCTTAAGGATTTGTGTTATCGCTTTATCAGCAGGAGATCCTTTGATCTGTGCAAATGCTTCCTTGATCTGTTCTTCGTCCATCATTGTTGGGGTGCTACACCAGTTCGTCCGGTGATTGCGTTTTGCTCCTGTTGCACAAGGAACTGAAGGTTCTGCAAATAACCTTGCATTAATTGCACAAAGCGTTCATCAGCGTTGTTCTGTAACGCTTCCTGATATTTTGGATTTGATTGGATGATCTGATTTGCAAATTGCAGTTTCGTTTGTGCAGCAGGATCATTCTGTTTTGGAGGAACTGCATTGCCTTGAGCCATAGCGATGATATCCCCCATAACCTCTTGATAAATTTTCTGCGACACACCCACTTTCGGCATGACGATCGTATCTGCAAGAGATGGTGAAATGGCTTTTGCGATTTCTGTCACAAGCGCACCTCGATCTATCACACCAGCGGAATCATTTGGAAGTGCCACACTGGTGAGTGCTTGCATCTTGTTGAGCAAATAATCGTTGTCCAATTCCTTGCTATCAAAAACAATTCGAAAATCAAAGTTGCCTTGAATCTCCTTGCTGGATCGAGGCATGTTCAATGACTTACCAGCGATCCTTACCATATCGTCATCGGTCAAGAAGATCTGCATCAACTGGAACATTTTTGAAAATGCCTTTGACCAAACAGTCATAAAGTTATCAACAGTTGCCTGTCTGCGAATCGCAACTACAGTAGGGTCCATTCCAGGCCCCATTCGTCCTAGGTATTCATTGCATTGCCTTTCAACGTAATCAATGATCTGAATACTTTCAGTGATTGAAGATCTAGGGGGATCAAGCGTTCGGATTTCTCCTGCTCGCATTTCACTGATAGTCGATCCAGGCCGGAACTCGTAATTTCCACCGGATCTTGCTGCATGAACAATAGGTGGATTGACATAGAGACTTGCTCGATCGGCAAGCATGTCACGCTGAGTTTTTATCTCGTCCTGCCAGGTGTGACAGATTTCAGAAAGTCCCCTTGTTTCAACGAGTTTCTGAACTGCATTTTCTCGCCTGTATGCGATGAATGGATATTTTCCTGAGAGATAGTCCAGTGTCTCTTTCTTACCCTCAATGTCATTCAAATCTGGATGGAAAACAGTGCATTCAATTTCGGGCATCCCGTCTTCATCGAGCTTTCGTTCGTATGCATAAACAATTTCATACATCCCATCCTGAAATCCAGGCTCAACGATGTATGACGCAAATGAGTTTTGGTAGGTGTGCGATACATCGTCTTTTGTGCTTAAAACTTTCTCAACGAATTTTTCATCAAAACCATAAGAGCGAAGTTCTGTCTCGCTCATGTAGTATCGACGAAAAACATATCGAGCATTTTCCAGATGGATTGTTTCCGGTGGAATGAAAACGTCGATGTATAATCGGCATGCAGAAATGTCAGGTTGATTGACCGTCTGCTCAATGATCGGAATTTGCACAACCTCACCCTTGCGAAGTTTCTTAATTCCTTTGCGAGCGTCCCTTGTTGTGACGTTTAAAATTCCTTTAATCGCTTGAATGGCTTCGTTCTCTGAAAGCTCATCTGCGATTAACTCTGGGAGTCTGGACTGCAAACTTTCAGGGTCTGCTGCAAGTGCCATTTGTTGCAAAACTGGAAGCGACATCGGTATGCGTTTTTTGGTGTCCTCAGACTTCCAACCGATTTGCAAAAACGAGATCCCGTCCTGTTGACCATAGTCTGCCAGAAGGCTTGCTGCTTCATGCAACTCTTGCAGAAGCAAGTTTTCTCGATAGTAGCGAAGCAGGGTGGTAAGCACTTGTGCGGACTCAGCATCGTTTGCCTCAGTCGCACCTGCTCGCAAAGTGCCTCGCTTAAATGCAGTGACAAGTAAATCTTTAAACTCACCAACTAACTGATCAGTCAATCGGCATCTGACATCAGAGCAACCATCCCAGGGGAAAACCTTTTCTTTGTCATAGTATCGTTGCTCCTTGCGACCAGATTCGGATTGTCCTCTCCATCGAGCCAGACGAACCGAATCAGTTCGGGTTTGGTAATGGTGCGTTGCACTGGTTCCACCAGCACGTTTATATTCCTCACAGAGGTTAACCAGAAGTTCGTTTGCTTGACTCATACAATTTGTCCATATAATCGACCACCTGTTGATGGATCAATTTGCGTTTTCTCTTCACAGGAATAACTGCGGTGAGTTCGCCTTGCTCTATTAAATACTGTATTTCATACGTCGATAAACCAGTCATCGCACGAGTTTCCTTAAATCCAATCAATTTGGGGTATTTCATCTGATTTCCTTCATCTAATAACTTCCTCCTCCGCTTGTGCCTAGTGTGTCTTGTGGGGTAAATAAGTTTTCTTCCTGCACTATGTAGCGCAGCACATCGATCGGATCTTTGGTTGGGCTTTTTTCTCCTCCTGCTCCTGACCATTCCTTGATTGCGAAAATGAGATTCTTGCATCTATTGCTTACAAATAACCTGGGGCGATTTTCATCATCGATTTCCTGATGGTTGTCATAATAAAGCAGATCGTTGATCAGTCCCACACCTAGCTGGATCTGTGCTCCTGAAGCTGGATCAAACCACATTCCTGCCTCTCCCATTTTGAGTTCATCAAGTATCTCTCGACCATCAAGTGATTTGGCCTTGCATGCGCGAGGATCAATTAATCGCAAAAAGATTTCTTCACCGTCTTCAAGATCTGTAATCAGTTTTTTATACCAATTGATCGAGTTGCCTCCACCACCTGCTCTCTGTGCTGGACCTGCTGAACCATCAGGTTTCTCTGAAGGTATAGCCCATTCACCCATCGATGCATCGGGCCACTCCCTGTATATGTATAGGTCATCTCCAACGTTTCTAGCCCAGAGCATAAACCAATTTCTTGCACCAGCAGGATCAACGCACATAAAGTTTTTACCCTCTTTAGGGATCTGCGTGTGATCAATTACGTGACCATCTCCGAATCGAGGAAATGCATTGCCAATTGCGCTTTCTGTCCAACCGTATGCACGTATTTTTATTTCGTTGGTGTGCTGACCTTGCAACCTCTGTTTGAGTTGCTCATACGGGTTGTAAGGATTCCACTCAGTATGAAACCAGATACATGCAGACTGCTCGTTTCGACATCGCATCTTATAAGGCATCTTACCCTTTGGTCCTGCTGGAATGTTGACATCAGGCAGTAGTTCCGAATCTGCCCATTCAATCACCTCTCCACCTGCGACAAAGTCCTTGACCACCGGACTCATTCCTAACACTGGTGTAAAACTAACGATCATTTTTCCTGCCCTCGTTACCAAACGGAACTTGAGAGTGTCGAGCAGGTTTTTGGGTATTAATTCATCTGCCCAGCAAAGATCGATCTCCAATCCCTCAAATGCTTTTGGATCTTGCGAGTAATGCATGAACCAGCATTGAGATCCATTTGGCAAAATAAAGGTGTTATCGCTAAAACCGTTTTTCTGGCTATAACTAATGTTCTCTACATCTTTGCGGATCTTCTTACCTTTTAGCTGTAAAGGTAGATATTTATGAATGACTGGTTGCTGCGTTTGTAGCGATGATTGATGTGTAGTGTGCATGCAGATCACCCTGGATTTCGGGTTTTGCATCAAGTGCTTTACAACATGCTTTGCACAGTATTCCGTTTTGCCGGATCGATTTCCTCCACTGACAAGGAGATTGCTGTGCTTTGCTAGAAGTTCATCTGCCTCTTTCCAGTGATCGGGTTCAAAACCGTGATTATAGGGATCTTCAATTTCGAGACGCAATTTCTCGCCTCTCGCATGCATCATTTCCTTAAAAGTTTCGGTGCCTTCAGGAGTTGATGTTGCAACCTCAACCTGCTCCTTTGATGGCAAAGGATAAACAGGATGAGGTCTAAATGCCCAATCTTCCCACATCAATTATTAAGCAGGAGTTTCAGCATCTTCAGTTGGTTCTGCTTCTGGTTCTGAATCAGTTGGGAGTGCATCACCAAAGACTTCATCGACCAATTCCTGATCATTCATGTTGTTTTGATTGATCACAAACTCCTTGTATCCATCACCAATATTCATGCTTTCGAAGTCTGGTGCTTCGTAAGTTTCCGGCATCGGTCTGGGTGCCATATCTTTCTGAAAAAGCATCTTTTGCAATGTCATGTAAAACCCTCTTGCTCCAGCCCAGGTTTCAGAGAGTTGTTCGGCCTGAAGATTGAGCTGATCTGCTGACATGCAGGGATCAAGGATGACTCGCTCATCGACATATGCAGTCGATCCGGTTTCAGTGTTAGTTGCGGTCAAACCAAAAACTACACTGTGAACATCCTCGCAGGACGAATGACTGCTGCAATTAAGTTGGGGTTCCCAACGTGTGACTTTATATTCTATCATTGTTGTGACTTTCGTTTTTTAAACCTGATCATATTATTCCTATAACCAGGGGTTAAATTGTTTTTGATACAAACTTCGCTGACTCCCAGAGCATCGACAATTTCGCGATACTTCAATCCTCGACTCCGCAGGATCTCAATCTCCCAATTTATTTCAGGAGGCATTCTGTAACAGCCCTTGTGGTCTGGCAGAGGTTCAAGGATCTCATTGATTTGTGGCATTGATTCACCATCTCTCCACAGCAGGTAACGTATCGTCCGCAAGGGTGCTTGCTGCATCACATACCATTCGCCTAAAGCCACATTGTCACGTAATGCTGCGTGTATCAGAGATTCCTCCAGAAAACCTCCCTCGAAAGTTGCAACGCTTTTGATCGTGTGCGGATTTCCGCATTGAAGGTTTAAGATTCGTTCCTCTAAATTGCTTTCTGTAAAACCCAGCTTGTAATACGGCAATCCTTCGGTTTTCAGCAAATAGATCATTTCATTCTGGGCTGAGTCTTTCGCCAAACTGGATCTGGTGGTTCACCGAAAAACTGACCTGCAATCTCTTTGTATTTTATCGGGCAGGATTGCCCCCATAGATTCGGTCGATAGAGATCGGCATGCTTGACTCGCACAATGTGCTTGTCATCAACCTGCACTATTTTTCGGTTGCGATACTGCCAGTTAGTGACCACACCGGAGAGTTGATCACTTGCGAGAGATTCTGGTTTATATTGATTGGGGAAAAGATGTGCTTTGAGTTTTTCCTGACCTAGTAAAGTGACCTGTATTTTACGATGCTTGCCTCTGACATAATCTTCACCCTCGACAAGAAGTTCGTCTCGCAAACCCTTTACGGTCCTGCGATCAATGCCCAGATTCCTGCTTAATTCAGACTCGTCGATCATTTATCAGATCCTTGATTTTCGGTATTAACGTTTCAAGAGCTCCATCGTTTTGAATGACTGCATCGAATTTGTAATGGTCGAGTTCAGACTCACTGCAATGATCCGATCCATTTTTGTGCTCCAGATCCGGTCGAACCACCCTGACTACAATGCCTCCCAAATCCCGTATCATTTCTGCCTCGTTCGGAAACCGCACATCGGTGACAAAAGTGATTCCATCGCGTCGATCATGCTCCAGTTTTGCCCTTACTTTCTTTACCCAATAGTCCTCACAGGTCAGATTGCGTCGAAACTCAGTTCCCCACCATTGAAGGATCGGGCGAAATAATTCCTTGTTTGCCTTGAGATATCGCAACCCCACATTGGTAGCTTTTGCAACCTCCCGTCTGACTCCATCACCAAAGGCCAATCGCCAAACGGGAACATCAATGTGATTACATGCGATGTCATAAACGGAGTCCTTGCCAGAACCCATTTTGCCACTCAGGCCAATTAATAAATTAATTTCACTCATAATGGTGCAATACACCTATTTCGTCAATTTTGTTGTTGCGTTATCATGCAGGGTGGATTACACCTTTTAAACGTAGGACATTTAGCTATTGGTTTGTCGTTATTCATAGTCATAAGAGCAACACCCCTCCCTGAGAAATCAAGGAGGGGTTTTTGTTTACCTACAATCATCAATCGCCTTTAAGAGCGTTTCCTTGCGATCCCCATTTGGAACGTAGCAAAGAATGTCTCTTGCTGCTTTGATCAGTAGATCCTTTTTCGTTGGTTGATCGCATCGGAACAAGCAGTCCTTTTTGAACTCACAACTTAATGGTGTTGGACATTTACTCATGCTTGCATCCTTCGCTTTCGCATGTGATATGATCGCCTGTTTCCAGCATTGTATTCGTCACGCTTTGCAGCACGATATGCATTTGTTCGATTCCTTTTGCATTTTTTGCAATAGAGGCAATATCCATTATTCCATCTGGTTTTTGGTTCAGTGTAGAATTCGGTGAGTGGTTTTAATTCACCGCAATCTGGGCAAACTTTAGCTTTCAAGTTTGTTGATGATCTTTGCCACTTTGCCGTATGTCTTCCATAGATCGGGGAACGATTGCTTGAGAATCAAAAACTGCTCCCTGGTTCCTTCTTTTGCAGCAGTTCCGATTGCTATTGCAAATTTGCCTCCGTAGCGAATCATTGCCTCGATTGTTTCAGCGTCATGTTTTGTCATAAAATCATGAGCTTTATTTTCCAACCAGTGTAGCCCAATTGATCCAAACAAGATTCGATTGACATATGGTTTTTAGGGTTATCGACCATCTCCATTTGATCCGTTTTTGATGAGCAGTATCTCACAACAAGGTTTTTCCCCTGCCTCCCAACTGCTGCCCCCTCTACTAGGTAACTATGCAGAAAAGGATTTTCTAAACTCACCTTATCGAGAAGCGCAGACCACATTTTATTTATGTAGTCTATGGATACAAATTCCTCAACTTTTGGTCTGTTGTAATTGTTCTGGATCAGCTTACGCTTCTTACCATCCTTCCAACACTGAAACGCCAAACGGCATGCATTGTATTGCGCCAGACGCAGTGCAGGATTGCTTGCTGCCTTTCGGTAAGTCTGGTTGATGAAGTAGTTTCGCAGTGCTAGGATCGCGCTATCGGAATCAAGCCCTATACCCGTTGCAAACTGCTCATGAAACTGTATAGCCTTCCCACCGTCAGTAGACATCGCTTCTGCCAGAAAAGACGCATACACAGGAGTTCTGACGAGGTTTTTCACAGCACTACCCAACCTCACCCCTTCATCGAATAATTCCGAATGGTTTTTATAAACTTCAACAACTTCTTGAGAAGTTAGCTTGTCCTCACCTGTCAGTAGAAACCTGTAAAACGCAATTGCTGCTGCTACTGCGTTTGAGTTTTTGACCTTGCTCAACTGCAATACAGATCCGCTGGTGCGTTTCCTACCACAATCGATGGTCGCAAATGTGGAATCCTCTGATGGCAGGTTTCTCACTGTAACAATTTCCTGACTCGTTCCACTTCCAATCAAGGCATGCATTCTGTGCTGTCCATCGAGGAGTCTGCCTGTGTGATCAAGCTTCACACTCTCACCGTTCAGGGTCCATCTGCCCTGTTTCATGTCCTTGATATATCGCTCAACATCACGCTTGCTGAGTCTTCGGTTAATGGTGTTGCCCTTAAGTGCATTCTTTGCCATTTCAGGTGTCCAGAGTTCGATCTTTACTATTGGTTCTGTCATTTTATTCACTTTCTTCTATTCGTTCGGTTATTAGTTTATGTGTGCGGTTAAAAGCCTTGTTGGTCTTCAGCAGGTGTCTAGCCTCCTGTATCGGGTATGTGAGACTCCCTGAGTATCGGTTAAACATCCTTGCGATTTCGGTGTGACCTAAAGGGGTGTATCGATTCACTAGCTCCATTGCAGTCCATCTGGCGAGCGTGTGAGTTCGATGCCTGGAGTGTGCTTCAATGTCCTCAACTGTGATCCCGTATTCATCCGCACAGATCTCCTTAATTCTTTGCACGTAGGTTTTCATTCGGTCCTTTTGGTGGAATTTTTCTGTGAGCGGGAATCCGTTTCGGTATGTTCAGGTTCGGAAACTTCCCGATCCCCCTCCACCCCTTTCTGTGCAGAATCTGTGCAATCCTCAGTCACATCGTTGATTATCAGTGGCTTATGGTCGCTCTGCACAAGACCATCAGTCTGTTGCGGAGCTCCTGTGACGTTCTTCAGTGAATCAAGGTAGGCATCCATCTTCTGATGGAAGTCATTGTCGCTGGGCTCCTTGCGGTGCGTGATGGTGATGTTCTTGTCACCGTCGATCTCTCCCTTTCTTTGTGCGAGTATACCTATGTGAATGGATTTCCTATCAGGGTTAAGCCTCCCATTGATCAGATCATCTTCTAGCGAATCCATCATTCTAGTGATCAAATCTCCCATCTTTCTGCTGGTTGACTGCTTCCAGTTCGGTATGCGGTCCCTGATGTTCTCCTTGATGTTGACTACGCTCTGCCTACCTAAGCAGTTGCGTTGTGCCACAGCAGTGAGGCTGTAACCCTCGATTAAATCCTTGCACACCTGATTGTATGCTTTGTCGCTGAGTGTAGATCCTGCGCCTTTAAGCGGTGATTTGAACTCATACTCTTCTGTCTTTTCTAAAAGGTTCTTTTTAGATCCGACATCATCTGCGCTTTCTTCTCCTTTTGGGGCGAGGTTGGTGGTGCTCGTCGAGGTATTTTTGGAGTCTGATTGCTGCTTCTTCTGCGTCTTTTTCATTATCAAAGGTGTAGTTATCATCTGGCAGGGGTTTTAAGCGTCCTAATCTCGCTCCTGCTGGGTTTTCCATACCGTAGAGGGTAACATACACCCTGTAAGCAGAAGCACCCTTTAGGGATCGAACTATGGCTTTCGGTATCATAGCAGTTCATTGATCTTTTCCTTCAGCTTTTTCATCATTGCTGCCATCTCATCATACTTTGGCTTCGATCCCTGATCCCAACTGCTGGTCATAGCGCATTGCGACAGGTGCCTGTTGCGATAGGTCACCATCTCCTGCTTCAGCGTCTTCTGCTGGTCCTGCATGATCATCAGCTTCTGAGCGTCTGAGACTCCTTTGGATGGAGCTCCTGAGTTGCTTGCACTGCTACTCCAGGTGTCAGGATCATCATTGAAGCGTTCCTGATTGTAGAATGTCGCTGGATGGGGGATGAACTTCAGATCCTCGCCTTGAGTTGCTTTGGCGAATAGTTCCGTTTTGGACATCACATCATCGAATCCGTATTTGGTGATCTGTTTTTGAATGGCTTTCAGTGCTGTAGGCTTCGCTACCTTGCGAGGGTACGCCTGGTAAATTCTCTCAGCATTCGCATGAGATTGTCTCTCTCTGGTCCCTGAAGGGACTATAGGGATGTCTTTGTCTTTGGTATTTGTCTTATATATATATGATGGTAAAGAATCTTTACTATCTACTTTACTATCTACTTTACTATCTACTTTACTATCTACTTTACTATCTCGATCAAAACTGACTCCATCGAACATCAATTTCGGGTTCCTAAGTGAGTAGTTCTGCCTGATCTTTCCAGTCACAAACTGGCACTCAATGAGACCTGTAGATGATAGCTCATCCTTGAATTTTAAAAGGGTTGGTTTAGATATTCCCAACACACCACCAATCTCCAGAGATGAGATACCCAAAGTGTCAGGCCATCGGGCATCGTTCATCTTGTAGAGCAAGTAAAAATAGAGAGATGCTGCACCATTACTAAGTCCGAAATGCTTCTGGCATTGCCAGTATATTCCGATCAGGTCAAAAATATTAGTCTTCACTCCAGCCTCCTTGCCCTTAGTCGTGCGGTCTCCTTCGGATAACCTACCCAGCGTAATCCAGGAATGACTTGTTCTTCGCTTAGATAGACAGGAGGGGCGTTGAGGTAGGGTTCAAAATAGCCTCTCTCTCTGGCTGAGATGTCTGCTACCAATCGCTCGCCCATAAAGTCATACCAAACCAAACACGCTACCTGTTGACGTATCTGTGGATCCTTAATCTGCTCAATCCGCTCTTCTAGGATCTCCTGTGTGATCCCCTTCATCCAAATACGAGGTCTCATTTGCTCTTTAAGGTGAAGCGTTTCAGTGGCAGATGCATCATGAGATAAAAGTCATTCACATCATCGCGCCTTGATGATCCTGCGATGGCAATTTTACTGCGGATTGCATCTGTCATTTTGGGTTGAGTGATTCCGTATTTATCGTCCCACTCTTGCAGGTAGTAAAAGGGGATATCCAGGGCATCTGCGTATTTTTTGCATTCAACGTATTTTTGGACATCAAGAAAAACTGTATCGTATGCGTCATGCTCACAATGCCGTCTTTTATACTCAATTAGCGCATGCGGTTTCTTATCGACGTATGCGATCCAATCTGCGTGATATCGAATGTTGAGTTCCTCAATGTCCCAACCAAACATCTCCTCAACCACTTGTTGGGCTTGTCGCTGATTTTTTAAATCTTGCTGTGATTCGTAGAGCATAGAAAAAGCCCACAGGCTCATCGCTGAACCTGTGGATTGTTGGTTAACGGTTCAGATAATGCTGGTGGGGCCAATATTTCCTGTCCTCACACCATAAGCGGTAAAGCAGGTTGAAAATTTTCCAACCTCTCTCAATTTCCTCTTTGTCCCATATTTTTTCATAGATTCCACCTTCATGTTCGGGCCTGGTATCTATTGCGACAGATATGGGTTGAGGTTGACCGTCAATAGCATATGAGTATGCAGATAGCTGGACGATATACGCATCATACCATACGGGATTAGGGTTGCCTGTTTTGCCTCTTTTGACTTTGGAAGACTTCCAGTCTAGCACAGACAATCCGCATGATTGATGCTCCACAAGTGCATCGACTCGACCTGCAAATGCGATTCGCTCACCGATGTGCGTAACCGATCGTTCGCACCATCGAGTCCTTACAATGTGTTGCGTAACGTAGTCAGATATTCCAACACCATACACATCACCTGTTTCAGCATTTTCACCCTCAAGGATTCGTTCGGCCTTGCTGTGGATCAGCGTACCCAGATCCATTGGACCTCTGCCTTTCTCCTTGTTGGCATCAGCAATCGCCTTAATTTGATCTTTGCGATCGGTGTATTGACTCCTGATTTCATCAATCGTATCAAGCGCAGTTTCGATCAATTGATTCTGAATCCAAATGGACAGTCCTGGCTTGCTCATCACCTTCAGGATTGTCGAAGGAGATGGAAGTAAGTGCTGCTGTCTGGCTAATCGAATTCCTGCACCGTATGCAGGATCACCTTGAGCAGTGTAATAATGATCACCGTCACCGGATGAATTGCTATTGGTTTGCGGTATAGTAGCCATAATTAACCTCTGTCAAATGCTGGGATATCTTCTTCAGTGACCTTTGGTTCCGCTTCGACAATCTGTTTGATGTTTGGGTAAACGATGCCGGTAGTTGCCTTGTAGTGATCGAGTTTAATTTTCACCAATTTCCCCAAAATAAGGTGTTCAGTAAAATTTTCATTTTTTTGCAAAATTTTATCGTCGATCATGTCAATGAATGGTCTCAGTGATGAACCTGGCTTTAGTGTGTGGTTGAACGGTTTAGATTTAACCTGAATTTTCAACCCACTCTCACCTAGTTCATCAACCTCAAATACTATCTTTAATTTTTTTCTGTAACTTTTAGGTCCAGAATAACCGTCAATATCAGCATCTTTAATCTGCTTACCATTACCGTCCTCCCATTGTGAGTATTCGTATACATCAACTATTTTTGCGTTGTGCCATCCCTCTTTAGGGAGATCATGTCTGTCTGTTGTTGGGATCATTACCATATTTTTATTCTTTCTTTTTGTTTTCGTTTTTTTCTTTTTTCGCTACGACAAAGCTCGATTCACGAACTAGTCGAAAGTGGTCTTGTGCGCTAGTTGTCACCATCCAACTACAATTGTTTTTACGGTGTGCAACTGCGCTAATTTCATCTTCGTTTGAGTCTCGTTGAGATTGAGATAAAGCATCCTGGAGGTTCAGCTTTTCAACACGTTTGACCTCGTAATGGATCAGTAGATCTGGGCAGATAACATCAGGCGCAGATTCACCAGTGAAGTGATTTTTCCCAGAGTGTTGCGCCCCTCTAAAGGCGTGAAAACCTTCAGCAATCAGAACCTTGCTCCATTCAAGTTCACCTCGTTTGCCCTTATTTCTGCTGTTTATTTTTGGAGGCATAATCGAGCAGCATGTAGGGATCATCCTTAACCTTGTCGATGGCATAGGTCAGGAGTAAGCGTGATGTCTCACTCAGTGAGTGAAGTATGCGACCGGAAACTCTTTCGAGATCTCGCCTTTGTGGTGCAGTCATTCGAACTGCTGTGTAATGTTCTTTTTTCATAGTTGTTATGGGTGCCATACACCTTATGGATGCAATACACCCTTTTTAAAAAAAACAGCATGTCCTTCAGGGGATCATGCCTTTGTTTTAAATATTGTGATCTTTAATTTCGGAAAGTATGTCCTTTAAGACTGACAAACATTTATGGTTCGGCTGAACGTTTTTTTCCGCAACCGTAGTAAGTGCGTGATTTGCTTTCATCGATTCCCTCAAGTCGCAAACCTGTATCGAAAGAGAAATTACAGCCAGACCTAGAATAGCGATAATGTATCTCTCAATGCTTATTGTTCTGAGATTAATTGTTTTAACCGACCTGTTAGCTCTCTGTTGGCTCAATTCGCGAACCCCCTGTAGCTCGTCCCTCCCTTGTTCTACCTCCCTGTCCCTATTCATATTTTCTAAGTTTCTTTCTTTTCGTTTCTGTTGCTATATTTAGATTCGACATAGTCATTGTAGTCGATGCCCCATAATTCGCATTGGTTCTGGATTGCTTCCTGAATTAAATCGGATACTGGAACGCCTCGTTTTTCCGCTAGTTTTTTAAGTTCGGAGGCATTTCCCTTTTCAAGCCACAATGTTACAATTTTTTTATTTGGATCTCGTTTTGACGGCATTTTGTTATTGTCTATGGTTTGGTTGCTCCCACATGTGACAATACACCCTCTGGGTTGTCAACGTTTTATACTTCATTCGCTAGGACAAAGACTGTCCTAGGGGATCGATTACTACATTTTTCTTAACCCTGGTTGGATCAAAATAATGTCGAGATGTTGTTAGTGGATCAGAGTGACCTGCGTATGCCTGTGCGGTCACAACTGATCCGGTAAGGTGTGCCACACTGGTCACAAACTCTCCTCTGAGGTGGTGTGTGGGTTTTTTAAACGATTCCACATCTGCACCAACTTTGTCTAAAGCATTCCTCCATTCCCGTCTGTATGCTTCATCAAATCCTGAGTGGGTCTTGCAAGATCCCTTGATGTGCAAGATGGGTTCGTCAGGTCGATCAGTTTCCTTTTCACTTCTGATCTTTGCTGCAAGCCAATTAGGAATCGGAACCATCCTGGAATTGCTTGACTTGCTGCTCCACCCTTCAAGCCTTGCTTCATCAGTCTGCCAGAGAGACGTATGAGTCACGTTTATGAACCACTGATCATCTTGTTTGACCAACCACTCATGACGAGAGTTGATAATCTCTGACTTGCGAAGCCCACAGCATCTGGCAAGCCAATAGCGCACGTAAATATTCCAGTGCATGCGTTGTTTTGTAATGCGTGTGAAACTGTCTGTGTCATTATAGTGTAGGTCTAGTTTTTGCATGATGTCCTTGTCTGCTGCCTTAAATCGCTTGTGTTCCAGCTTCTTTAGTTTTGCATTTCGAATAGTTGCGATTGCAGAATGATCCAGCTCAAGATCTGAATAGCAGGTTTCTGCCAGTTCAGGTTTCAGCAAGGATTTAAAATTCCGCAAAGTCCTGTTAAAAGTTCCTGCTGCTTTCTGATATTCATCCCCCTGCTGAATGACAGTTTGGTTTTGAATAAATAGTTTTGCCTTAAACTTGCCGATGGGCTTGCTTAACCCATTTATTTTTTCGGCAAAATCTGACAGGCGAATCCGATTCAACTGCTTTGTGCCACAGAGTTTTTCTGCTGCCCAGCGGATCTGCTTTGAATGCTGGAACTCGATTGGTTTACCTTTGGCGTTTTCAATTTCGCCTCTCTGTGTGGCTTGCCAATGCCGATCGCACAGCATTCCAATTGATACATCTTTGGGTGCAGAGGTTTCAGGCTGAGACTCAAAGATCCTGTTTGCTGCGATCGCCAGTGCCTCATCCTTGCTGCTGGTCTTTGCTGCAATCTTTTTGTCAGATCCCTGAGAACGATAATACCAATTACCGTTTCTTGCGGTAAGCAGCACAGTTGCTGCAAGTGATCCCTTGCGGATCTCAAACTTGTTTTTCGATATATTCCTGATTTTCATAGTCTGTAGAAAATGTGGTTCTGAATTTTATAAAGAGGTTTTTTGCCTTTAGACCAATACGGAGAAACATACTCCGCATGATAATGGTTTGCGTATTTCATCGCAGTGAGGTCAACGAGGTGTGCGTGATCCTGTAACCAGATAGCAAACTTTGCTTGCTTAGTTTTAAGCAACGGAAGCAATTGCTTATAGGTTTTGCCGTTCCAACACGAGAACTGCTTTCTCTCTAAGCAGACATCTTTCATCGAGAGATTGCGCTCAAGGCTTCGCTGCACTATTACTGCCATCACTGCACTCTGACCGATCTCACCTTCACCCCTTGCCTCTGCAAGGATGGTGAGCGCAACTGTGTAATCCTTCGCTTGTGCTGCTGTGCAGATCAGAAGGGTGAAATACACCATAAGATTTTTTTTTGAAAAAATCATGTCCTATGCCTCCACTGCGAAGTTAGAAATTGCCTCATCGATAATGGATCTCATCGCTTTTGATTTGTATGCGCCCCTGGCCTGAAACAATGAAGTGAACCTACGTCCTTGCCCCTTCCAGGCTTTATGACTTGCGTTGTGAGTGCAGACGGTTACCGCAAATGGTGAGATGAAAACGCTTCCTGTCACCTTACCCACAGTTGCTTCAAGCCACTTGTGATCCTTTTTGTTTTCGATTTCGTTTATTACTAGTGTAGTCATTCTGTGTATTTCTATGGTTTGTTTTACGTTTGGGAGGGTGTATGTCTCCCTGATGGATATACATTCGCATAGGTGCCATACACCGTCAAACTTTTTTGTAAGTTTTTTTGTGCAATGCTGTGCAGAAGGGGATGAAAACCTGTGCAGAAATAAAAACACCCCTGTGTTTGCAGGGGTTTTCGGGGATTTGTGAATGATTTCAAGTCTTGTGCGTCTGCCAATTTCGCCACACCGGCATGACATTTCACACTGTAGCGTTTACCTTCGCTACTCATGTAACACATACTAGTGCTGTATGTTGTGTGCTTTAAAGTCATACTGTTAATGGGGATCAGGCTAGTCGTAGCCTGTGGGGAAGATCAAGGAAAATCAGGTATTTCTGTGCAAATTCTGTGCAATCAATCCTCATCATCGAGGTCTTTTAAATGGTTTAGGGATTGAGATATTAAACTATGTTGAGTCACTTGCAGGGTGGAAATCAACTCCCCGATCGAAAGTTTTTTTGCATACATTTCGATCAGGTTTTCGAGACCTGAAGCAAAGTCTTCAAAATCCCCTTCTAACTCTTCTTGTGGATCAATCCTGTTTACCATCGCGCTCTTCTGCCTCCCTCATGATTCGTTCTCTGTTTTCAAGCATCTCGTCTGCCATACGTAACGCTTCCAAAACCGCAGGGCTATATTTTGACGGATCAGGCTTAGTGAATTTTTGAGCCCCACCCACCAGTTCATTGAGATCAATCCCCTCAAAGTCTTTTGGATCAAGTTTCATTATCTGCTATACGTAACAGGTTTCTCTTCCAGTGTCATTCTTATTTCTCGCACAGACCTCAAGTCATCATGTAAAGCACTTAGTGATTTTTGCGCTTGTTGCAGTATTTTCTTTTTAGCAAGTGCGGTTGCTTTGGTTCTCTTCTTTGCAGCATCTGTTTTTGCACTTTCGATTTTGCCTTGAGCCTTATCAAAGTTTGCTTTCGACTTCACGACCTTTAGCCTTGCTCGTTCAATCCTTTTTCTGACTGACACGATTTTATCAACAATCTCAACTCGACGTTTTCGGCTTGCCGTTGGCAACTGGACATCTTCCGCAGGAAATTCTAACGAGTTGTAAAAGTCTTCACTCGTCGCACGTAACACAGCATCCTTCAGCTTTAGTGATCCATCAGACTCTTGCTGCATCTTGTATAGGTAATCCCTAAAATCACCAAAGTCCTCAACTCTGCTCCAACCCTTCTGCGCCCAATTGCGTTTTTCGGCAAACCACATCACTGCTTGCAGGTCATCGGGAGTCATGTTGAATTTTTCACCATAGTCTCTGGTAATTTTTTTGGTTGCTGCCTCGAAAGCGTCTTGCCCAAAATAGAAATCTGCATTCTTAACTCCAGGTTCCGCTGAAGGTTGAATTCTCCAGGGAGCATTGCCTTTTTCGTAACCAATCCTGCGAAGGAATCTTGCTGCCCAAACATCGATTGTAGCAGTAGTTCTTGTGCCTTTTAAATTGCCGGTAAAGTTGACTGCTTTTGGTGCGTCTGTATCCCTCTCCCAAATACCTTCAACGATCTGAAACACACGATCAGTGTGGACTCCATATTTACCTCCATTTTTTCTGACCGGAATTGCACCTGCGTCAAAAAATGCTACATTTAAAATATCTACAGGAGTAATGCTCTTTGCCTTCTTGCGAGCCTTAGCCACAGACTTCTCATAATCTTTTTTCGATTTAGTTCCTGATTCTGCATCTGCAAACAGTTTGACATATCGATTGCGTGCTTTTGCAGACTTCCACTTGTATTCAAAGACAGGTTCTTTATCGACCACCTTTTGGATCTTTTGACCTTTCTTGTCTTTTTTGAGCTTACCGTCTTTGAACCTTTCATATACTGGAGTTTCAGACTGCTCAATATATTGTTCTATCAGCGATCCATCCTCAAAAGCCTTAATGGTTTTATCTCTCGCATCGACATATTGTTTTAACCCTCCAGACTTCCATCTGTTGAACAGGTCAATCGCATATAAAAAGTTTTGCTCAACACTTGTGTTTGGAGAGGTGCCTCCTAAGAACTCTAAGAAAATATGTCTGTCAGCGTCATTGGGTATTAGCTTACCAATGTTTTTGGCAACACCGCTATACCACCCAATCGCAGATAGAATGTCAGGATCATCCTTCCATTTTCCGAAGTCTTCAGCAAATGCATCTGAGTATTGATCGACTATCTTGTCATATAGCTTCTGCTGATCAGGAGTAAGTTTGTTTCGATCATCAAGCTTTGATGTGTTGAGCGATGTAATGATTTCCGCAAGTTCCTTTTTCGCTTTAACTTTATCACCTGCTTCATCAATAATTGATTTGACTAAAGGTGATCCTAGGAAATCGTAATTCTCTTGCAGGATTTTAGGCTTATCTTTTTTCTCATACTTGATGTTTCCTTTTGAGTCTCTGTCATAATAGATCGGCAATGTCTGATCATCACCCCCAGGCACATCACCTTCAGGAATGCTGTTTTGTTCTCTGAAAGTTTGTTCTGATGCATCAGGGATCACATCAGACTTTGCGCCCATAAAGGATGACCTTTGCGTAGGCATGCGGTTAAGCTGGACACCTAGATAAGATCCAAAGTTGATCTTCCCGTCATGATCGGAAATAGACAGGTTCTGCATTCGATCAAGCCTGAAGGATTTTATAATCCTGTTTCGATCAACCAGTTCTTGAAACATGTTCGGGTTGATCGCTTCCTGATCTTTCTTTTCAAACCCCAGAAAACGCATGAGCCCATCTCGTTTCTGAGTGACCGTTTGCAGGTCTGCGGTGGTGTCACCCTTCCCACCTAGTGCATCGATCCCAGACTTGCCCTCAGACAGTCCTGAGAGGTATAGCCAGAGGTCTTGCAGGAACAGTTCACGTATTGGATTGTGTGATAGATCTACGTCCGTATCCTTGCCTCCAAACTTCCTGTAATCCTGCCTCCAAATATCAAATACTTTCCCTCTTTCCGATTTGAAGTCTGCTTTTTCAAAACGATCCAGGCGTGTCATCAAATCATTCATGTCGATGCCGGTGACGCGAAAGTTTCTTCCCGTCTTCGACATCTCAAAAATCATCGGCACCATTTGCCGGTATGACGTAGTGATGTCCGGTGTAATTTTGCCAGTTTCAGTGACCTGATTATACACAAACTCAGCTATGAAACCTGAATCAGTTGTGCGACCCTTCATGCGGTCATTTAAACGCATGATTGTGTCTAGCAGGTGAGGAGTGATAACTCTTTTAGAAGTAGCAATCATTGCGTCGATCGCTTCTTGTGTGAAGTAATCGCCACCGTAGCTTTCATTTGGATATTCCTGAAACCTCGATAAGTGCATGCGACTTTCGCCTGACTGTGCAGAAGAGTCGATTGCCTCTTTTACAATCTTCGCACGTTCATCGTCATGCTTCTGTCTCTGCCTTTTGTTAAGGAATCTATAGCGTCCATTGCGTATAACTGGATCACCATTTTCATCGCGAATAATGTCAACGGTTGGAAGAAAAGATGACAGTATATCTCGACTGTCCTTTGAGTTAAGTTTGGCTAGGTTCCATTTGTTTCCGATTACATCGGTAATGGGATCATCTGTTGCCCTGATGTTCTCTCTTTTCTTTTGTAGTATTTCCGAAATGTTTGAGAAAACCCTACCATCATTAAGTTTAAGAGGTGTGCCGTCTTTGATTAAGCCCATTGACTTAGCCATATTCCGCACTGCATAGAGTCCTAAACTGTTTCTAGCCAACAGCACGTTGTTAACAATGCCTCTCGCTAAAGAACCTCCTAGACCATTATAGAGGTTGCGCTCATAACTTCCCTTTGTTCTGAATTTCAGGTTGTTAACCTTACCTGCACGTATGAAAGATTCGGGATCAAACTCCTTAAAGAAATAGCGCATTGAGTCAGCGTGTATTTCGTCTCTTGCTACCAGAAATTTTTTCTCAGCGGAAAGCGATCGATATTCTTTTTGCGTAATATCATCCAATCCGTTTACGTAGTTTTCGAAGAACGAATCAACCCAATCCTTGTTTAAAAGACCTTCGTAATTGAACGCAAGAACCTCTTTACCTCCTTCAGATTTAACTACGCGATCCCCAAACAACAACTTGTCCTGAACCTGCAATGAGTCTTGCACTTCAGGCATCTTCATGATCGCATGACCTAATTCATGCGCCAGTGCCTCTCTCTTATATTTCTTTTTATCGGTGTTAATTAACACTGTGTTTCGACCACCACTGCTTACGTAATTCACACCACTTGTGTCACCGAATCTTTCTCCTCTGAGTTCACCAAATTTTTGGTATTGCTCATCGTTTAAAAAACGAACATCAAGGTTTCCTTCACCGTTGCGAAAGTGACCGTTTTTAAACATGTAGGATAGACCGGCAAAAAACTTTTGATCCTCTCTGTTTCCTTCGGTGAATGCTTCAAAGTTGATCAGATCATCAGGGTCTAGCTTCACCTTGAAGTCATCGATAAAGTTTGAAATCTGTTGCCTGTTTTTCTCTTTGCTGAAAATGATTTCAGAAGATAATTCACCAAAGGGACCAAACATAGCGCCACCTGCGATAGAGCTTGCAGCAAACTCTTCATCAAAGGATAGCAATCCTAATGCACCACCAGTTGCAGCACCTTTGGAAATGCTCTTTCCCGTCTTGTAAGCAGGGATCAGGAGACCTCTGCTCAACGGGTTCTTGCCCATCGCATCAAACATGCTCGCTAAGTCTCTAGCACCGGGCCTGACAGATGAGTCCCTTGCTATGCGATCAAGTGCAGATGGAAGGTTTTGACGTTTCGCTTGCAACTTAATCTGCGATGCCAGTTCCATCGCATCATCTGTTACATTTGATACCTGATTTATTTTTCTGCGAGTAAAACCTATTTTACCTTCAGTAGGTAGATCTACTTCGACCGGTAGTCCCTTTGTTGTTTTCGGTAGGTTTGCTTTGACTGCTTCAAAACCTTCACTGATAAATTCAGTTGCTCCTTGTAACGCTTTAACAGATCCGGTCACAGGGAGTTTAGCTACTGATCCAACAGCACCAAACAAGGCATCTTGCATTTGACCTGTCTTGACGGATGCATTAACCAAACCTCGACTGACAATGCCAGACTTGCCTCCCTTGATTGCTGCCTTAGCCATTGCTCGTGCTGCTGTTGACGCACCAAATCCAACAACCATTCCAGGATCAGCAAACAGTGTGAGACCCTCTGCAAGCGTGTTATCAACTAGTGCTGATGGAAGGTATGAATAGTTAGCATCACCCATCATCTGCTTTGCACGATGCTGCTCGATTGTTCTTTGCTGCCTAAACCAACCTCTCGAAAATGACTTAATCGTTTCAGGCAAATTGTGGTATTGAGTGGCAGCATCTCCAGGCAACACTTTAAGTCCCATAGTTGCCATACCAGAACCAATACGCATCAACAGATCTGCGGTGTCTGTCCCTCCTCTTGCCAATGCTTCAATAGCAGTTCCAGGAACTTTTTTTAATTCGGTGTTCGGCACCGCAGCAACTGTTTCTTTAATCTGATTGTAGATACCAGAGAATGCTTCAGGGAGTGCTTCAAACATTTCACCGATATCAAATCCATCTTTGATCTGTTGAGCAATGTAATCATCGAGTTCCTCGTCATTGGGATCGTAAAAAAGATCCCGATCAATCAAAGACAGGCTAGTATCAACTGCGTCATCACTGGCAGATCCAGGTGTGTGTGATCCTTGCAAGATCATACCTCTGGGCGAATCCCAAATGCTTACTTTTTCACTCATCGAAATAATTAATTATTGCAGTTTCACCGATTTAAATAGGCACCACCTTTAGGCAAGAATAAGTTTGCAGGAGTCTGAGTCCCAAAAAGCACTCTGGCATTCATCTGGTCATTTCTTCGCATCAGGTCTTGCAGTTGTCTCAGCGAGTTTTTGTCACCTTGTTTTGCTCTCGATAAAAGACCTGCAAAATCTTTTGAATTATTACCTTCAGCAGCAAAGGCCAATTCAAGATTTGCTTGTTGCTGCTTATTGGGAAACTGGTATTGCTGCTTTCTAAAATAATCTCCACCACCAGGTCTTGACTCAAATAAAACGCGAGGTGCATTCAGTAGGTTGGGCAATGCATTATTTGCTTGCGATGATGATTGATCTTGAGCAGTGGCAGCATATGAAGATTCTGTCTGTAAATCGTAAGAAACATCACCCTGATCACTGGAAGACGGTGAATCGTTTGTTTGTTCTGGTGTTGCTGTTGTTAAGCTTTCCTTAACCTCTCTCTGCATCTGCATTAAAGTTGATTCAAGGTTCTTTGGGTTTGCTATCTGATAATTATAAACCTTACCTGTGTCGGGCCTTTTAAGACTAATGGTTCTTCCAGGAATGATCCTGCCTTCTCTGGCAAGTTTCAGACCTTCGGAAATGCTCATAGGAATTCTGGGTTGCAGTTCAGCGTATGAAGGCAAAAAGCCAGACACGTTTTTTCCGCTTTTTGCTAACGTCCCAAAGTGATCATCCGCTTTGTTTCTGACAGTATCCAGCAGCATGTTGCTAAGGATAATGTTTGTATCAGCAGGTGTCCTAGGATCTGCAAGTAGTTTCTCGTATCGTCTGATATCTGCATCGGTCAAAACACCAACTTCTGCAAATACACCTCTCGCAAGATCTGTTACCATCATTGAAAGTTGATTTCGGAATGCAGCAAGATCTTCTTGTTTTCTGCCACTAGGGCTTATGAACTCTTTAAGACCTTCCCACTGAGTGCGAAGTTTATTGGTTTCGCTAACATCGATCTTTTTGCCGTTAATGACGTAATCTCCTTGCTCCTCGCTGCCCAGCATTGACAACACATCTTTAATACCCCTTGCAGAGTTAAGCAGTGATGCAATCAAGTCTTCGTCATTCTCGCTGATTTGGACAGGCTTGCCATTATTATCAAGGTTCATCGCTGACAGTTGCATTACTGCTCTTGTGTCAGTAACTCCCGCAAACAGTGATAAATCACCTGCCCTGTATCTTTCGTCAAAGTTCTCCATCGCCTTGACTTCATCAATGGTAGGTAATCGGTTTTCCGATTTGATCTGTCGCAGTGAAGGAACACCCATTGCATCGAGCATTAAACCAGGCGCAACCGATTGTGCTAGGTATTCGGATTGAGTCTTTGCAAAGTTGCCCATCCTCACCTTGTTGGTCTCGCTACCGATCTCGTTGTTATATGACTCTGTCATTAAAGAGTCATTGTCGATTGGTTCAGCATTACCCGTAAACATGTCTCCAGCAAAATAGTGATTGTAATACACTGCTTCGCTTGAAAGCTTGTTATAGGTTACCGCACCTGATTTGTTTTTGACGTTATGACGGGTAAAATCAGGAGAGTTTTCAATTTCAGAAATATATGATCTGAGTGCGGAGGATTGTGGCAGATCAGGATACTGTTCAACCAGAGTCTTTGCCTTTCGATATTTCCGCATTGGCCCTTGTTCGTCCTGAAGGACATTGCCGGTGAACCCTAGATCTGAACCGTTGCCCTGATTGTTTAAAACCTCCTTGATTTGAGCTGATGCACTTGTGATTTGATCGTTCTTTAATTTTTGCTGCTGTATCTGACCTTTCAAAAGTTTCCCTTGCTGCTTATCCCTAGCAAGTAATCTCCTACGGTCTTCTGGTGCGTTTGCTAAATCAAGTTTAGCCTTCTCAAGTTGAGTTGTCTTAAAAGCGTGATCGAGCATTCGCGTTTCATTTTCACGCTCAATCGCATACCCTTTTAAGGCACCCTCCATTGCTGCAAGAGTTTCATATTTGCGCTCATAATGACCTAGCAAAGCTTGCTGCTTGTCCTTGTCATTTTGCTGCACAAGGTATTCCTTCTGCTTTTTAAAACCATCAATATCGTTTGCTGCAAGAAGGTTTAATGATGCTTCCTTTTTAACTCGATGCTCGTTGTGGCTTTTAAGAATTCCACCAACGGCATCACCGATCGCATCACCTGCTTTTTCGATACCTCTTGCGTAAGCTCTCGCCCCTTCGCTGGGATCTACAAATAATTGAAATGCCATAATATTTTTTTAGGTAAATGCTCCACCTTTTGCGAAACCACCTGTTGCTGCACCACCTAGAACAGATCCAATTCCTCCAATCAACGCACCCTTAAATGCATTAGAGGCATTAGCGTTTGCTGCTGCGGTATTGTAGGCAGCGTTGAAGTTTGTATTGTTCAGATCCTGGAAGTAAGCGTTCATTCCGAAGTCTGCACTCTGCATGCCCTGCAAGCCCATCTGCTGCGCTTGACCTCCCAATCCTTGTGCCATACCTCCTGCGGATGATTGTCTTCCCAGAAGTGCCATAAACGGATCTACACCTGTTGTTGCTCTCAGGTTCACTATATTTGCAGCCTCCTGAGTTCGTTGATTTCTCATTCCCTGTTTTTGCATTGAAGTAAATGCAGCCTCGCCAGCAAGGTCAGCAACCCCATAGCCAAACCCTGCGTCCGCTCTGCCTCTTCTGTATGCCTGCTGAAAATCACGTTCCATTTCCGCACTAACTGAAGACCCTTGTTTTAAACCTTCAATTGCTCTGTCGCTTAATAGGTTCAGCATTTCTTCCCTCTGCGGATCAACTGCCATTCTGACATCCTCACCGTAATCTTGAATTGTTTGCAGATCCCCCTCAATCATCGCTCGCCTGTTTGCTGCTTCTGCTGCTGCGAGTTCAGGCATGACTTGACTGTATAGCGAGCTAAGTTGCGGAAGTGTTTTTGCAAGGGTGTCTACCTCTAGCTGGGCATACATCGGTGCATACTGTTGTTCTAACTCAAACAACTGCGGAGCATACTCAATCTGAGTTTCGAGCATTGAGGAATATTCCTCGCCCGAATCCCTAGGTGCAGGTGGTTTTATTTTCGTTGATCCCATATCTTTTGTTTAAATTGTAGAACCTATCCCATCGGTAGATTCGGATTTTATCATCAGTTCTTCTGTGCCAGCATATGTGTGGCAGGGTAAATGGTGCTAATTGCTGGAATCTCTCTAATTTACGTTTTCCTGATGCCAGAAAAACAAACCAACAATCTGCTTTCTTGTGTTTAAAATTAAAATCATCCCATCGATGCTTGTGCTTAATTTCGATAGGTCGAGCCATAACAAATGCATCCTTTCCCGAATACACATAACCCTTGCTTAAATAGTTCGTCAGATCCTCCTGAAACGATCTCTCACTTCCCTGATACTCTTTAACTGCGAGAAGCAACGGTTCGTTCATAATCTTCCACCATTCTAACTTTAGGCAGGAATCCTCCCTGCCAATTTTCCCGATACCAACACCCCATAAATAAATGCAATGCCTTTGCTTCCTTCGGAACAAATCGGGATCGTTCCATCCTGTCAAACTTTCTGCTCCCGATCAGTTTCCAATCATGCGGTTCAAAGTCCCAATTTCCTCGCTCATACAATTGGCTCATCATCCCTGGACCTGTTCGATACAAAACGTTAATTCCGGTGTCAGGTAACCTCTTCCAGCCTTCGTCCAAACAGGCTTTAATGAACGGGTTTTTCGCCTCAACTCCTATCGCCCAGTTGCAGATTACTTTTGTTATGGGCATCCAGCCTGGTTCCTCCTGGCTAATATAATGTTCTGCCTCTGTTGGCAGGGTGCCGATCGCATACATGTCCGCATCCAGATACCATCCACCATATTCATAAAGGACATGCAATCGAAACAGGTCTGCTGCCTCTACACCAACCACCTTGTTTCCGTCAAAGCCCAGAGCGGAATACATTTCCTGATCGTTGTAAAATCGAATGTCCCATCCCTCATGATGCCTTTTAACAGAGTCAAAGCATTCCTTGCCTCCTGACGGTGAATGAGGTCCGCTGGTTTGATGGATGATCCTAGGAATCACAACAGAGAGATTCGTTATTCCAGTTGTTCAATGTCTGTTTCGGATAAAGTTGCTTTCTCACATCATCCTGCAACTTACTGTCCCATTTGCGGATTCGCCTTATCGCTTCTGAGAAGGCTTTAACGTCATCAGGTGTGAAGTCATCAATCGGTTTGCAAACACTGCAAGGG